ACCCACGGCTTCAAATCGGGATGAGGTATCCAGATATTGCCAGCTTCCCAATAAGCGGTAATCGCATGAGCCCTGGCAAGCTTGCTACCGTCAGGTTCTATCGGAATGATCCCCGGTACTGACGCTTTGAGAGTGTCAATTACAGCAGGGTCGTTTGCTTTATCCTCAATCAATATTTCCCGAACCTTGGGCCAATCAACCTTAAGCTTAACCACTTCAGATACAGTTTTCGTAAATGACATTCTAGCCCGTACCTGGTCCAGTAAGTAACTATTGGAGCCACGTTTGCCCCAAACCTGCCCAACCACAAAATCAGTTCCATCGGTGTCCTTAAATGTGCAGTCCCAACTTGTCAATATTTTATCAAATCGTGCCGGTAGATCTTTCGGGTAATAATAACGTATTCCATCCTCTTTGAATACGTTGCCCCCGATAGATTTAGGCGACTGTTGATACATGGCGCTCCACCAATAATCAGACAATTCACTTTTAAGTTCCAATAGTTGTTCAATTGGGTGTAGGCCTGGAACCAAAGCGCCCTCGGGTAAATTTGGATTATACCCAACCTCATCGATCGAGTTTATCGCTGGGAAGTTAAGCACGGTCATGCGCGGATTACCCTCGAATTGTTGCTCGATCCTCCCGCCCAAATCATCCTCGGCCCATCGGGTGGCCATCACAATAAGACCTGAGTTCTTCGACATTCTAGTCTTGCTAGTTGACTGATACCAGTTCCAGTGGGTTTCTTTGGTCACTGGGCTTAATGCTTCTTGTGAATTTTTAATCGGGTCATCAATAATAAAAATATCGGACGGCCGGCCTGTAAAACCTCCCAAAATACCATCAGCGATATGGCTCCCGCGCATATCATAGGGGGAGGTAAATTCCCCATTACGATTTACTGAAAACTTAGCTCTCTCATCAGGTAAGGGGAATATTCGGTGATGTAAAGGCTCAGCCAGATACCGCCTCACATCCAAGCTTATCGATTCGGCAAAAGTAGAAGAATAACTAGCAGATGAAATTCTTAATTTTTTGAATCTGCCAATCAAGTATGCTGGAAATTTTCGGGAAACTAACTCAGTCTTTCCGTGCTGCGGGGGTGCGTGTACCTTCAAAATTGGGCGAATGCCTGCTTGAACATCAAGTACAAATTGATCCAAAGCACCGCATAATTTTCGGCTGAAATCACTTTCTATAAAATCAGGTGAGGTATATCTGACATAAGCAGCTAGGTTATTGCGCGCCGCCCTACGCTTCAATAACTCCGCAGCAGCGTCACTCGCTCGCAACATCACTTTTAATCAAAGCCGCAAGTTGATCGTCAGTTAAATCTTCCGCTTTATAGTGCAACAGATTCACTGGGGAGCCGTTTGGACCGCTTATTTCTTTTCGCTCTACCAGCATACCTAAATAGCGCGCGATGTTAAGCAATGCCCCATCCTGATCGCGAGTAAGGATTTTTAGACCGTCTTTTGTTCGCTGAACCCCAGCATACAATCTTTTCGCGTTACCTTTTAATTTTCGGGTATCTGCGAAATAGAGCATCTCAGCCCCATTACCCCCACATTCCGGACACTCGGGGTTTGGCTCTTTATTCACAAGGAAACCGAAGCCGCCCATACCGTCGGGGATTTCTTTACCCTTAGTGGTAGCAAGGTCTATTGCCCTAGAATATTCTTCACGAGTCCATTGGTAGTTATGATCGAACCCCCAGCAATAGCGACAGTTTGCGCGCCTAAGTTGCATCAATTCGTTAGGATCTGCGGTAGCTATCGCCCACCATTGCTTGAGTACAGCTTCCACAGTAATTGATGCTGCTGTAGCTATTTCATCTTGCCTTTCGGCGATAGCTTCTTGAATGTTAAGTTTCTTTAATAGCTCACAAGCTTGAACGCCTGCTGTTTTTTCCGAATATCCTGCACGAATTGCAGCCTGAGTACCGTTCTCATCCTTGCAATATTCAATAACAAATCGTTTTTGTTTATCGTTCATGACGCCATATTATCACAAATAACGGATACCCCGTACTTACCCTGTAGTTTATCAAAATTTCACCCTTCGGGGTATTGGCGTGTTTATTACGTTTAACCCTCTTTTACCCCGTATACCCCGTACTTTTTAGAATTGATAGTATAACCATAGGTGCATTTAGATTAAATAATAAATAAAAAAAATATGTACCTACTGTATATAGAGAAGCAACCCTACGTCGGGGTATTGGGGTTCGGGGTAAATGTCATATAAAAGCCAATACTTTCAATAATTTTAAATATATGCTAAAATCTAAATGATATATGCGGGGTAAATTATGAATTTTGTTCATTTAGAAACAGGGTCGGTATCTAACGTACCTTGGGTAAAAACTGAAGCTTCGGTACTTGGCTATCATGCGTATTCATCGTTAGAATCATGTGGTACGTGTAAATGCAATCCATTAGTTAGATTTACTGAAACTGACGAATGTGTTCAATGTGTAATGAGTGAATTAAATGATACTTGGAATTTATGGGAAATGGGCAATCCAGGGAAACCTGACCCTTTTCCGCGTTCTATTGATGATGCTATACGCTTTGGTGTCGATTACTATTACACACCTAGAATGTGCAATAAGGGGCGGCACTTCATAACCCCTCATATTAGAACTGGAAAGTGCCAGGCATGTTCTGCCAATAAACCATTAACTCCCGATCAGATAATAATGCGGGATTACCCGAATATGATTATTGAAAAAGATCTAGCTAATACATTTGGGTATAAAATATTTCGCACAGGTCTACCTTGTAGAAAAGGGCATAAAGGTTGGAGGTACATATCATCAGGGGCGTGCGTTAGTTGTATACAAGGGGTACGTACTGTGATCGAACTTTGTATTGGTGTAATACCTCAAATAACTATAAATCAACAACTATCGATGTTTATAGGTTATGCCTATCATTCTAAAAAATTTCACGATTCCCAAGGTCGCAAATGGAATAAGCTTCAGTTTGATGCGATGTTTCCTGATATTGCAAAGTACGAAACTAAGCAGGGTCTGGTAGATAGGGCAAGCGATGCATTTATTGCAAATTTTCTTTGACAACGGTAAATTATTCACCTATAATTTACACATCAACTAAACGATGGGATTAAACAAAATGAAGATAGATATTGGTGTCGTATGTATGCCACAAAAGGTCGAACTGGAAAAGATCAATATTACCGATGACATTGAAAAACTGCCAGAGTTTGACAAATGGTTGACTGATTGGGTTGAATATTAAACTCACTGATGAGCCGTTGAAATACGGCGAAACCCTGCGAAGGGTCTGAGTAACATTAACTTTATATAAAGGAATTAAGATGAGAAAATTATTTATGACTATTATGGTTTGTTTGGTATTTATGATCACTGCTTGCGATACAGTGCAAGCTGCTGATCCGGTACCTGTTTGCACAAATAATACGGCTGTACCAGGTGCATCGATAGTTCTTCCGGGCAAATTCGCAATGGTAGGTGCGGTTATTATGGAAAATCAGGTGGCGGGTACTGAACATACAGTACCTTATAATAGATTGTATGGTACTTGCAAACTATGTGCTGATGCAGTCACAGTGATTGCAAGCCAGCATTTGACAGACGGTGCGGACCCGTATTCATATAAAATCAATGAGCGTTCCATGATGTATCTAAGCTGTTCACAGACTACATCGCAATAAAACTAAGTAGTGATATAAAGCCATCGTACAGGTAACGCTTGCGATGGCTTTTAACTTGTTAAGGAGATGACATGGATCCACAAAACCGACCAAGGTGTTAAATGAAAACTAAACCTGAATGGAAAGAATACACCGGCAGTGATGAGCAGATTGCTGAAATGCGAGAAACTACTAATGGATTTATACTAAGATATTCAACTGGTGTACAGACAGAGATATTTAAACGCATTGGGAGTTCATATGTTGGAGAATATATAGACTCAAGGAGGAGGTTATTGAGTAGGAATTATTCTTGGGCGAGACTTACAATGACTGAAGAATCCAAGAAAGCTATAGAATTAAGGAACGAGTCAATAACTAGAACTATCTATATGTTGTCTGATAGTTTTAAAAATAATTGCGACACGCCTTTACATAAAGCTAGTTTTTAATCATGCAAATAACCTGGAATAACTGCGCAGAGCAGATGCCGCCGGAGGAGCAGAAAACAATATTTAGAAGGACTGATAAGGATAAGTTTATGTTCACTAAAAATGTTGTTGATGCTCATTCATTGATTTTTTATACACGGAAGGTTGATGTGCTGCAGTGGACACCATACACGCCAGAAAAATGGGAGGAGTTAAACAAATGACTACAACGCAATGGCATTGGATGATGGATTGGTGCAAGAAAAATATGCTTCATCCAGGGGAATCTTGGGTATGGCAAGCTGCTGAGCAAGCTTATATTGAAGCGCACAAATGCGTGTCGGTTGAACAAACTGACTTTACACCAATAATACTGGGTATGTAACTATGCACCACGATCTTAAATTAGCCGCAAAATACTTTGCACCAATAATAGTAGGTATTAAACGCAGCGAAGTGCGCCAAAACGACCGGAATTACAAAATAGGCGACACGATCACGCTGCATGAAGGATGGCCTGGTCTTGATGGATTTGAGTACACCGGACGCACGGTATCAGCCCGTATCAGCTATATCGATGGCTTCGGATGTCAGCAAGGATATGTGAGTTTATCGCTTGCTGACGTTGGATTACTTATCATACCTTAAACGCCTCAAAATTAGCATCTTCATAAGCTTTAGCAATTAGCACAGCCCCGGTCAAATGTCTTTCCGGGGCATCCATCTTAATAAATAATCTAGGCTTGCCGTTGTCAGGTCCAATCGCATTGTTAACTCGTCCGTCTGGCAGCCCTGGGTGTGGGATGTATCCCATCGATAGTAGCATTTCTTTACGTTTGAACCGAGTTATACGTCGAGCAAGTCCTAAAGTTTCCAGTAATTTATCAAGCATGATCGATGATATCCAACCCCCTCGGAATCCTGGTAGACCCTGCTGCAAAGCTTCCATAACTTCTTGTTCGATGCTGCCGCTGCTAGCCTCAATCGCCCGCTTAGTACTTGTGGTCACAGGCGCCTCGGTGCAATCTTTGGTGGGGTTAAATTCATCAGGGATTGGTAGGGTATGTAATACCTCAGCCACAATAGAATATCCGTCCTTTTTGAGCCATTTAACAAGGTTTGGGAAGTAGTCTCCGGTCATACCGTCTCGTTCTTTGTCGCCTACATTTTGCTGCGCACAGAATAGCGGGCAAATGCGCCTGTCGTCCATTGTTTTCAGCAGGCCGTCGCTTGGATTACAATTAAAAATAAAATTGGCAACCACATCGACCATGACACCTTCTGTTTGCATCGCACGGTTTGATTGTCGTTTGTCAGTAATCATTGGTTTTAGTATTTCAAAAATCTCACGCTTTTGGCTCGGTATCGATACGTCATGAACTCCGATAAAAATATTATCAAATAACCATGAGTTAAATTTTTCACTGATTTGATCGGCACGAGGAAAGAACGTATATCTATGACCGACGGCTTCCTGAACACAATAGCTTAGGATAGTCTTGCCATTACCCGGCAAACCTTGAAATAGTACAGCCCAATCGAATTTATGGCCCTGGTACTGAACTATGGCGCACATAAATGACAAGGCGATAAGCCGGTCGCGTTCGTTCGGAAATAGCTTCTTTAGATGAATCAAGAAGGGTTCTATATCGCCCACAGTACGCTTGATGGTAACCGGCCAAAACTTATTAACATAAATCTGACCCCCTTGATCCACGAGTTTACCGGGTGGCTCGTTTGGTTGAAAACACGTACTTTTAGCTTTGGCAGGTCTGTAAGATTGGTTCTGAGTGAAAGCTTCCCAAGCATCCTTGGTCGTTTTAATATTGGCGTTATCTTGAGTGAATGTATAGCCGCCAAATGCGACCTTGAATTGATCGGGCTTGAGCAAGCTGCCACCGGGTACCAACACCTTATGTACGTCTTGAACATAAACGCACCCGGCAAAGAGTACCGCTTGGTTTTCACCATTCACAAAGGTATTGCCGGTTACCGGTGTTACCTGGGCAGGCTCTCCCGCAGCTTGCGTCGTTATGGTATCGGCCGGCAATTCCAGTACTTTATCGGTCAGCACCTCAAATTGACGCGCTACTGCGTTTTGAATGGTTCGTCTCAGATAAGTGCCATATTGGCCGTCTTTACGGTCAAATTTGTCGCGTAATAGCCCGGATCGTTCCATCAAACGTTCAATTCGTTCACAGTCATTACCGGTCCAAAAAGCTAAGTGTTGTGCAAGCGCCATGTCCGCCTTGCTCTGACCAAATGCACTATAGGCATTCTCAGGCGGGTAACATTCCGCAAGTATTTCTATATTGCACGTCCAAAGATCGGCAAAGCTTGCTTTTTTGCCAAATAGTGCCGATGGTGATTTGCTGCGTAACGCACGTTCGATAAGTACGTCATCATCTTTCGGACCGTTCCAACCTTCACATGGTTCGTCTGTCCATCCAGAATCGGAGCCTTTGGCTATTGGTGGGAAGTATTGAGGGAGAAACGCGGCTAAAACATCAGTACAATCTGTGGATGCATTGCCGGTGGATGCATTGCCGGTAAGGGCGATATGGCGTCCTGAGTGATAAAACTCCAAACCTAATTGATCATTTCGGCATCCATGTACCGGTGGCCGGCCACTTCCTATCAAATGCCATCCGGTACCACTTTGAGATATCTCAATCGCAACACCTGGGAAGCACTGAGCCACCCATTTCGCTATGTCTGACCAATCACCATTTACGACACAATTGTCAATGTCAAGCAAGAAGAATGGATCGGTTTCTGTGAGTACAAAACCAACTCCGAAGTTTTCACCAAAATTTAACGCGGCGCGTATTGCGGTTTCGGAATTAGTCCAATAAGCAGGCTCATTCCAAGAACAAGCCTTACCAGTCCGAAAGTCACAAGGGAGCTTGTCGGTTTTACCATCAGGCCGGGGGATTAGTTTATAAACTGTAAATTGCTTGTATGCCGCTAGCGGTTTTAGCGCTTCCGGTAGGTACATCATATCGATAGGCTATTTAAAGCTTGTTTGCGTAACTCAGGATCGGCTTTATACGCATGGGAATATTCGCAGGCAAGGGCTTGACCGATAATCTTCAAATCTTTTTGAGCAATAGCCGCCCGCATTATCGTTCTGCGGAAATCGGTCATAGTTCCAAAATATCTCGAAACTAATCCATCGGTGCATTGAGCTTCGATGGCAACAGATTCGCGGGTTAATTTAGACCATCCCCCAGGTCTGCGCGCGACAATTAATGCAGCATTCAGTATTACTTCCCGGCGCACTTCGATCGCCTGTTCATTAAGTGATGGTAGATTGTAAAGCTTCCGCAAATTGTTAATACTTCCCAAAACTTTACGCACCGAACTAAGACTAAACCCTGACGTTTGAGCAATCATTTCTTGCGTAAATATCGCGGACGCATTCGGATGTTGTGCCAAAGTATTGGCAACCTCTCGGATAGTCGCTCGATGCGCGTCGGTTAATAGCGCTTTTCTGCTCATTCCATAGCATCCTGTAACATTTTACGAAATATTTCGGTAGCTGCAATAACATCAGCTTCAGATTTAAAATAATAACGCATTCCTGACAGTCTCCCTTCTGATCGCCACGTGTTTAAAGCTAAATTAAACGGGGACCAATCTTTTTGCGGGGAGGGTATGTTAATTATTTTCGATTCATCTAACTCCCACGCCCTATCGAAACCCGATTCGAATATCTTTCGGTTATGACCCCCTTCTAGTTGAGGGCGCGCTTTGAAATAATCATCCGAAGCTTTATTTCTAGCAGCTTCCATTTTGGCGTATTCCTTTTCTGTTTTCATATACTCCCTTCTCCATTACAGAACGCGGCATCGCCGCCATCCGCTGTTACTAACTTGATCCAATTCAATTGTGCCACTTCACGCTTATCGCCAGAATACCGCCAGTTTGGGGCTTTGCACTCTCTCGAAACAAACTGAGCCATCGCCAAGCCCACATGCTGCGGGCCAATCATCACTCGACGCCATCCGATCAAATCGGCACTTTTTAAAGTTTCGTTAAGCTGCTTGGAATCGTTCGCGAGTCCATAACGCACAGGACGACCGTTTATATCTTGTAGTACACCTACATTGTTGCGCCATAACCGGCACCCCTTGCGGGACGCTTCCAATCTCACAAGAGACTGAACTGTCGCTTCATTCTGCTCAGTTTTGGCAGTAACTGCTGGGATATTACCGGTAAATATTGATTCCAATTCGTAAAGCGCTTGGGCAGTTATGCCATGTCGTATTGCCCATTGATTGAGGGTTATCATATAATCTCGTAAGGTGCATACTTTGGCTGCAATGGGCGATAATTTTCAGACGCCCTTTCACCACATCCATTACAGGCTATTTTGGGAATCACATTTTTATGAAAATTATCATCATCGTACCCGCTATTTAAAAATTGTTCGTGATTACAATGTTCACAAATAAGTATTGCTGAAAAATCCCGTCTGTATTGGGTTGTTATCTGTTTGATAATCATTTTGGTAAAAATCCTCTTAAATATTTAACATTCCATCCAAAATTCTTGTTTCTTGAAAAGCCGCTGCAGTTGTGAGTAGGTTTCGGAACCGAACCATGTCTCAATAAGACACTTATATTAGTGTTGGGCGAATATCTGAATAGCTGCACGACCTCGGAAGCTTTCACTTGAGCATTATCCGGTAACTTTTGGAACCATTCGGGATTTGACATTTCTCTCATGATTGTTTAGCCCATTCGATATATTGATTAAATTTAGAATGCATTCTTGCGGTTATAGTAGGGTCATCTAACTTTAATGTAATTATCACAAAATCAATTGCGGCCAATACGTCGGCTATTTCTTCTTGCAATCTTATCTCCAAATTAGAACCATCAGGATATAGTTTATCGTCCAAATAAGCCTGCTTTTTGGCGGCAACTTGCGTCAGTTCACCACATTCCTCGATTAATTTTGTCAAACCTTTGCAATGCATAGCCATAATCTAACCCTCCGCGTTTATCAAATATAACTCAGCATTAACGCTGCCGTCAATGCCATTTTTTAAAAGTTCGATATTAATTTTATCGACCAACTCCAAAGCCTCACGTGCGGGTAGGGTTTGCGCGGTTCCGATGTCTATTCCGAATTTAAAGTTAAATATACGAAATCCAGTACTCTCGTTATTGCCCTGGGAATGCATCAAACCACCCCACCATGCGAGTGCATTTCGTAAAGTAGCGTGCGCCCCCTGACGTTCCCAATGACGCTTGCGAATGCCCAACTGAGCGATATGGTCTAAATTTTTAGGTACTATTGCCGGGGCGTTAATCCGGTCAATTTCCCCGCGCATTTTGCGTAGAGTAGCTTCATCTAATTCAGTTAGATCACCGTCGACATATTCGGGGCTACTACGACTTGCAGGTTCGGGATAATAGCCACAATGAGGGCAGCATTTGTTAGTGCGGGGGTATGGTTGATAACATTCTTCGTTTGGATTGGTACAGGTTCGTAGGGGTACCTCGTTAAGCGAACCTTTTGAACGTTTGGTCATTCGATCAAGTGACCAATAGCGAGGAGCATCGGGCAACCCGTGGCGCAAAGTATTTCCCACATGATCGAAGTAAGTCATGTGGGATTTATTTGCCATCACCCGTAACCCGCGCCCGAATCGTTGCGCGAATCGATTGAACGATTGTGTAGCGGCGGCGTCGCTCACTACCATCACCCCCGGGCAGTCGAAGCCTTCGTCTATCAAGGCTACCGATACAATTTGATCGAGCTTGCAGGCTTTGAATCGGTTTATTACATCAGATCGTAGCGAATCAGGGGTCTTACCTGTGAGTACTTCCGCAGATACCCCAATCCCCTTGTATCGCATAGCAATGTCGATAGCATTCTCAATACAATCTGCAAATGTTAATCCGGATTGACCAAACGCATGTTTAGCATAATGAGTAGCGGTGTCCCCCAAAACTGTTGATTTTTGGGTAGCTGTTTTTAATTCGGGTTTGCTAAAATCCCCGCTCGGGGTCAAATGTACCCCAGTTAAATCTAAAGTCGATGGTGGTGCAAAAATCTTATAATGTGATCGATAGTCAATTTATATTGAGCTTCTAGGTCTATTATTAATACCCCTACTTTTCGATTACGTTTTTTAGCTTCGATCATGGTTAGATGAAACATAACGCTACTATCTTTACCACCACTGAACGATATGTAGACTTTTTCAAAGTTATCAAACGCATACGCAATTCGATCTAGTGCTGCGGTATATACCGAGACTCCGAGTAATTTTTTCATATTAATATAAATTAGCTTCCGTTTTAGATTGAGCTTCGTCAAGTGTTAACGGAGGCTCCCCTCGTGCTACCAGCCACATATTCAACGCGGCTAACGCGGTTATGTTAGCGGTCAGTTGCTCATCCT